CTACTAAGTGAACCAAATGTAAAAACTGTCGAGTACAGAAACTCCTGGATCTCGTTAATTTCTTTTAGTTCATCTTGTATAATTTCAGAGTCAAAAAAACTACTCATCTAGAATTTCCCTCAAAAGTTTTTTGTATTTGGCTACATTAATATTTAGGAATGGTTTATATTTTTTAATCTTCAGACTGACGGTTTCCCACACTGGGTCCAGCAATTTCTTGTCGAACTTTTGTGAGAACCCAAATATTATATCATAGATTATTAGATTTTCGATGGAAAGGGTTCCACCAAGGAATCTTTTTAGAATTGGAGGATGTCCGCTCGAACACTTGAACAAATCGTCTAATTTTTTGCTCGATAGTAATTCTTCCGACTGTTCTTTGAACAAGTAAGTCGAACTCTGTTTGCGTTTCTTCCAGTCTGCGTAAGTTCTCTCGCCGTCGTTTATGATTGAACCAATCCATGTATTTCCTGGGTTATCTGACGCAACAAAGTTTGATACAAGAAAGTCAACGACCTCTTCATCGGAGTACTTTCTAGAAGTTTTCTCGAACCAATATTTATCCCTTCTTTTATTAAAGGAAGTTACACTGGCACGGGTCTTTGCTCCGTATTTGAAGAAGTCGTATTTGGGGTTTGTGAAATGATTTTTTAGTGACAAATAATGTTGGTAAGTTTCAAAGGGAGTCACGATCATAAAGGTAATTTTGCTCTCGAAGTCTTTTTCATAAAGTTGAGACTGATAGCATCATACTTCAATCTCTCTTTGAGTGGTTTGGAAATCAACTTAGTAATTGAGTCTACCTCAAGTTCATTGATCTCGCAGTAATAGCAGATAGCATCGATGTAGTTCATCTTATCTTCCGCCACAATCTTCTCTATTTCTAGAGCAAACTTGGAGGGAGTAAGAAATTTACTCTCGATTACTTTTTCTAGTTCTTTATTTGGTTCCATAGAGTTCCAACTTATCTCCAACAAACTTTCTAATGTATTCGCTGAGCAGTTTGATGTACTTTGATTTGTCACGCTCTTCATAGACGACGCATTCTCCATTTTCACAAGCCATAATGATTACAAGTTTTTTGACTGAGATACCAGTCAGTTCGTACAGCATACAACCATATGCCATGCACTGTACAAAGTAGTGTTCGATCCACTCTCGTGGTTTCGGTTTCGCAGATGTTTTAAAGTCGATTATTGCTAGTTCGCCGTCATATTCGGCAATACAATCAACGGTTCCCGCAATGCCCAAGTGTTTACTATATAGGGAACCTTCTAAGGCATGTATATTATTTATCTTTTTCAACTCCCCTTTAGAAATCTTAAACAAGAAGTCAGAGATAGGTTGAACCTTTGGTAGGTCTTCATTCTTAAGATGATACTCTACCAGAGTGTGCATATCAGTACCACGACTGGTTGCTCTCTTGGTAATCCTATCTGCTTCCTCAGTACCAACTCGCTTTCGCCAGTTGATAAAAATCTCTTTATTAAAATGACTGGTGATAGAAGTAATAGATACCAGTTTCAGAAATTCTTCTTCATCTGGTACCTTATAATAACGCACACCATCAATAGTCTCCCGTTCAAGTTTGGGGAGATTCACATCAACATGATTAAACATTAAATACCTGCTTCAGTTTTTGCTACGATATATTCTTTGACCAATCCAGAGCGGATGATGTCGTCAATACCAAATTCTACCATATCAACAGAAGGCATACTACGCAAGATATTGATGAAGTCTACAATACCATTACGCTCATTTGCCTTGTTGAGGTCAGATTGAGTTGCGTCACCACAGAACATAATCTTGGAGTTCTCACCAATACGGGTGATAATCGAATCTAGTTCGTGCATGGTGCAGTTCTGGAACTCATCTACGATAACAATAGAGTTATCCAGTGTTGTGCCACGAAGAAAAGAAGTTGACCAGAACTTGATGGTCTCTTGTGCCTTGAGATTACCATACAGCATCTCAAAGTCAGCATCGGAAGCCATCTGGAACATATATTTTACCATATTCTTATAAGGAATCTGGTAGATATCTGCCTTGTCCTCATAGGTGCCAGGCAAGAAACCAATCTCTCTGGTTGCTACAAGAGAACGAACAAGATAGATTTTCTCGTAGGGAGTTCTCTCATCCAGTACTTCTTTCAGTGCATTATAAAGAGTGATAAAGGTTTTACCAGTACCAGCACAACCATAAGCAATGATATGCTTCTGCTCTTTATATGCATCAAAGAGTTTCTTTTGATTATCGGTCAATGGTTCAATATCAACCAAAAACTCAGAACTCAAAGGTTTCTTCCGCTTCATTTGGCGGGTAGTCAAACCAACACCAATAGGTTGGTCAGTTTTCTTTCTTCTTGGCATTTTAAATGTTGTTAATAGTTGATCCCGGTGTCTTTTTAACTTTGTTTAGAACATCGTTCCATCCGGGGTATTTCTTCTTCAACTTATCTTTCCATTCTCCCACTTCTGCATTTCCTGGACAGGTCTCTGGATCAGACCAATCTCTCTGCCAGTCAGGATTCTCACCTTTCCACTGATCCCATTCATCTACACTGAGAACAACTTCTTTTTGTTCACCAGTGGTCTTGTTAATAACCGGATACGTCGCCATGTAATTAATAATGTGTAGTTTTATTTAGACCCACTCTAGTGCTTCTGCACAGGTGGGGAATTGCTCTACAAAGATCTTTTTGCAGGCGTTTGCAATGTCCATATGCTCCTTCTGTGTGCCGTTAGCAGAGCGCAGTTGGATGTAGTGAATCCAAGAGCGGCAAGAACCAGACATGTAGATTCTAGTGGGTGTGGCTAGTGGTAGAACGAACCTAGCACACTCCTTAGCAATCCCATCAGCAAGCATCTTCTGATAGAGATCCATACTTGATTGGAAGTGCTGTTGCATCAGCATTTCGTATTTCTGAACCGTAAACGGGTCAATATCATCAATAGAATTTTGACGATTCTTGGTGTCTTGACGGCGTAGTTCTGGCAGTGGGATCGCCTCTGCGAGTAAGGAGGAATCAGCATAGCGTTGTGAAAATTCCTGATATGTGAAGGACCTATGACGAAGGATTTGAGCTGCCAGACCACGAGTAGTCTCAATCTCCAGAGACATAAAACTCTGCTCAAAGACAGACCAGTGATTGTGCTTGATACAATATCCTAACAATTTAGCATAGTTAGGATTCTCTTGATTGTTAGGGTTTGAGACACGGGCAACATATGCCATTGTCTTCTCCGCATCGGGAGTCACACTTATAAGTTTTACACTCATTTACCAAATCCTTTGCTGTTTTCTTTTTGTAGTTGTGATAGTTGTTGTTTGAGAGAGTATAACTCTTTCTTCATCTCTGCAAGTTTTTCAGCAGAGTATAGATGCTGATTTCTCTCTATGAGACCTTCAAGCAACTTGATTAGTTCTTTAGTTCTTGGCATTAATCTGGATACCCATCATCATCGTCGAATAACTCATCATACTCTTGAGGAAAATGTTTTACTTTGGGATTATCTTGAAGATAACTCTCTTTATCAGAGTAGATTTCGGTCTTAAGAGAATCCACCAATAACTCAAGATTGCGAACAATGAGTTTTAATTTGTCTTTGTTCATACAATAGTTACTACTGTATGTATTTTAGCACAAAAAAAGGGGAGCGGCAACTCCCCAGACTTCTTATTTACATTAGAATCTCTTTGCAGATCCTTTTACATTGATTTTGGTTTAATGAATCGCACTCAATTAGACATTCGTAGTAATCGTTGATTTTTTGTGTTTCGTCGAATCCTTCGTTTGAGGTCTCAACGTGGTTCCACTCCTGCAATTGTGCGCGAGAGATTAGATTGTGCATTGTCAACTCCTTTTGGGACAATAACGAAGATAATGAAGAAGGGGGTTTTACTTCATTGGGTCTCTTTAATTCTATACTATCTAGTTAAGTTATGGTATCGTAATATACAACTGTTAAAACTTTACAAAAAAAGGGGGTGAAAACCCCCATTTTACTAACCCAGTTTTTGAAGAAGATAGACTTCTCCGTAAATGAGTCCTATAAAAGCAGTCATAGCAAGAGAACTTAAAGCGATTACTTGCATAATCATCCTCCTACTACTACAACAGGCTCAGAGTGCTTAATTCCACGATAGATTTCGTTGAACCAGCGAGTCTGCTGTTTTGCCTTGATTTCGTCACGACGCTCTTGGGTGTCGTATGAAATTCCGCGATAGACTACCTTAGCCATTGTGCTACTCCTGAAGTAAGTGGATAGTTAACCTTCTCACCTTGCGGTGGATCCGTTTACCCGTTCCTTCAGTC